ACTGACTCGGGTCAATAAGTCTCTCGGCAATATGGGCCGCTCGCTCGCCTCGGGTGGCGGACGTCTCGCAGCTGCTGGCATTGGCATGGCGGCACCTATTGCCGCTGCCGTGCGTCAGGGTGCTGCGTTTGAATCGACGTTGCTCAACATCAAGGCGAGCACCGGGGCGACTGCGGCGCAGATTGACCAGATCAAGGCGTCGTCAATGGCGATGTCGCAGGCTCTCGGCGTCGGGCCTACCGAGGCGGCTCAAGGCATGCTTGAGTTGCTGAAGGCTGGCATGTCGCTTGATAGCGTCCTTGGTGGTGCCGGTCAGACAGCGATGGAGTTTGCCAAGGTTGGCGAAATGGACGTTGCCCAGGCAGCTGTGGTGATGTCGGACGCCATGAACGTGTTCAAGGTGTCGTCTGACGTCGCTGCCAATGCTCTCTCGTCTGCGGCTGATGCGTCCAGCACGTCAATCGCTCAGATGTCAGAAGCGTTTTCAATGTCGTCTGCCGTCGCTGGAAAGGCTGGACTCAGCATTGAGGATCTCTCGGCGACGCTGGCGATCCTCGCCAACAACGGCGTGAAGGGCAGCGACGCCGGCACCAGCGTGAAGACAATGCTGATGCGTCTTATGGCACCGGCTGACGACGCCGCTAACGCGATGGCAGGCGTGGGTCTGTCTGTCCGCAGTTTCGTCAATCAAGACACGGGCAAGATGCTTCCGATGGTCAAGATCATCGGCACGCTTGGCGAGGCTCTTAAGCCGCTTGACGAGGTGGCGAAGAAGGAACTCCTCGCCAAGATATTTGGCGCAGACGCCATCCGTGCGGCATTGATTCTGGGTGACGTTGGCGTTGCCGGATTTGAAGACATACAGCAGGCAATGTCTTCCGCCTTACCTGTTGGCGAGAAATACAAGATTCTGATGAGTGGTCTGACCGGCTCTGCTGGCAACGTCTTTGCAGCACTGGAGCGGATGGCTATTGCGGTCTCGGACGCTGTGGCACCGGCTCTCGCCAGCGTTGTGCCGTTCATCACTGGATTCATCGACGGTCTGACGAAGCTGGCGACCGACAACAAGGAGGCCGTCGTCCTGTTTGCTCAGGTTGCCGCCGCAGCAATTGGCATCGGTGCCGCGATGGTGACTGTCGGTTATTCGTTGCAGGCGTTGAGCGGCTCAATCGGTCTTGTCTTGAAGGGCTTTGGTCTCTTTTCTGCCCTTGCTAGTCCGGTGCTGCTGGTTGCGGCTGGCATCGGCGCTGCGGTCTTTGCTCTCTACCAGTTCAAAGACCAGATCGGTGCGGCCCTTAGCCCGGTGGCTTCTCTCGTCCAAAATGCGGCAGGAGCCATCGGCGAGGGCTTCGGTCCTGCTGTGTCTGAAGGCGTTGCTGTCTTAGGAGACCTTGCCAGCACTGCCGCAACCACTTTCAGCAGCATTTATGACGCCATCGCTGCCGGTGATTTGTCTGGTGCAATGGAGGTGTTGTGGGCTGGACTCGTCGCGGGCTGGCTGCGTGGTACTGAAGCATTCATGTCATACGTTGACCCGTGGGTAGCAGCGTTTCAAGACGTGTTCACCGACATTGGGTCGTTCATTTTCATCGCTTGGGACAAAATCTACACAGACACAGCGGCGATTCTGAACACAATGGGTGCGTACATCTTTGGGTTCTTTGACATCCTTGTTCACGGGGTGATGGCTACCTTCGACAACCTTGTGGCAGGAATCAAAATCGCTTGGACGATAGCCCAAGGATTTATCACGGGTGCGACTGACACGAAGGAACGCATCAAGGCAATCAACAACGAGAAAGACGCTAGGGCTGAACAGCGGATTCAAGAACGCCCCGGCATAAATGTTCGAGTAGCCAAGGCAAACAAAGAGAACGCGCAGGCAGAGCAGCAGTGGCGAGGGCGAGCGGGTGCCGTCATGGCTGGAGCCGAGGCGGACAAGGCTGCTAGGCAAGACGAGAACGCCAAGCGGGCCGCCGACCGTCGTGCCGGCGTTATCGCAGCCGAAGGGGCGCTATCGTCGCTTGTTGGCTCAAAAAGTGAGACCCGCGCCAAGAACGCGCAGGCTGACGATCTCATGGCTTCTATCAAGGGGGCGACGTCACTTGACCAGCTTGCTGGCGTCGGAAGCCTTGGCGATCAATTCACCACGATGCGTGACCTCGGGCGGCTAACGAGCGAGCAGGAAAAGTCGCTGTCTGATGCTCTTGATACTGCGTCCGAAAACCTCACGGCCACGGCTACTGGCAGCCTTGCGACTGCTGCCGCCGGGGCTGGTGCAGCTGCTGCCGACTCTGTCAAAAGCAAGGCAGAAGTCGCTGGCACGTTCTCGTCGGTCAACCTTGGCGGCATGGGCGTCGGATCATCGCTTGCAGAGCGTCAGCTAAAGACGCTTGAGAGCATTGACAGGAACACCAAGAACGCGCCGGGCGAAGGAAAGGTGGCAGCGTAATGGCAGACCTAGTCTGGATTGAGGACGGCGAATCACGGCAGGCGACGATTGTCCGTCGAGGCAAGAAGGCGACGTCGTCATACACCAAGTCATACAAGGTCTTCGGCACTGCCGACGACACGGTGTTGCACGCCGCAATCAATTCTCAAATCAGCAGCAGCGGATACGGCTGGCAGTACCCAGGCGTGTCAGACGCTCAGTTGTGGGTTGAGCAGTACAGCGTCGCGTATCTCGGCGACAATGCGTGGCAAGTCACGATCAACTACGAGAAGGCTGGCGCAGAGCCTTCCACGCCTGACCCGCTCAAGCGTGCTCGGTCCTTTGACACGACCGGCGGAACGCAGCACATCACGCAAGCGAAATCAGAGAAGGGATACGGCTTACTGGGCATTTCTCCTCCATCGCAATTCAACGTGATCGGAGTTGACGACAATGGCGTCAATGGCGTTGACATCGTAACGCCACAGCTGCAATGGCAAGAGTCGTATGACGTGCCAAATGCTTACGTCAACGCCACCTACGTGCGTGGATTGGCTGGTATGACGGGAACAACCAACAACGCGGCTTTTCGTGGTTTCGATGCTGGCGAAGTGCTGTTTATCGGATGTTCTGGCTCACAAGAGTGGGATAACCAGAAGGGAAGCGGGCCTTGGTCGCTTTCATATCGCTTCGTGGCATCCAAGAACGTGACTGGCGAAAGCATTGGCGGCATCTTTGTTGACAAGGGTGGGCACGAATACCTCTGGGTGAGGTATGAGAACGACGTGTCTGGCTATAGCCTTTTGAAAAAGCCCAAAGCAGTCTACGTCAATAAGGTCTACCGCGAATCGAATTTCGCGCTGCTTGGCATCGGCACGGGGTACACCTAATGCCTCGCCCAGACGGACGCATTGAGCCCGGCCAGCCGCTACGCGGTGCCATCTCGGCACGAGCGTGGAACCGGGCGCAGGATGCGGCTGATCTGGTGCTTGGTGCGTACGCAGGCACAGAAGGCGGTGCTCCCGGCTCGCCGGTGCTCAAGCCTTACACATGGGTCTACTGCAAGCCGTCTGTGACCGTTGCACGCTGGGGCGTGCTGGCGATCACTGGCGTGGCTATCACGCCTACGACATCGTCTGGCGGTGCGACAGCGTCGTTCGAGGAGATGCCCGTGCTGACAGGTGGCACGCCGTCCGCGACGACGACGGCCTGGTGCGTGGCGGTTGAGCCAATTGAGTCAGGGAAGATTGGCAAGGTGGCGGTCGGTGGAGTGGTGCAACTTAGGTCAACAGACCTCGGCAAGACGCCAGGCGCACAAGTGCTGTGGTCAGACTCAAACTGGGCGTTAGTTCGCCTTCAAGGCGGCGTTGTGCGAGGCACGTTCTCGGGCTCATGGGCAAAAGGCACCACAAAGACTGTCACCGACGCCAATCGTGGGTCAATTACCTACAGCGCAAAGAATTATTTTGCATCGCTTGCTGGCGGTGAAAGCAAGGCATGCGCGTTGTCGTTTGTTGTCGATGAATGGATTCTGATAGCTGCGGAGTGCTGACATGTTGGGATCAACATGTTTTCCGTGCTGTGCGACATGCGACTGCGTGCTGCCGTCGCGTCTTCTGGCGACCGTATTTTTCTCTGGCCTTCCGTCTCCTTCGCTTTATAACGCAGAGGTGTGGAGCGGATTTTCTGACCCCACAGGCGGAGTCACGCGCACGCTGTCTCTTGTTCGAGATGACACGAAGTTGTCATCAGCAAGCCAGTCTCCATTTATCCAAAGCGGCAGCGGTGGCGGCGCTGCGTACGTCTACAACTTCTTGTACGAGTCATCCGACTACGGTCAGTTTTCTTTTCCTGGCACGCAGTCTGACGCGGGATGCGTCTGGCCTGATGGGATTGTTCAACAGGAGTGCAAGTTGCAATTGTGGGGGCGAGACCGCATGACTTCCTCTGCGCCTGATGATGCGTGCTTTTACTGGAGTTTTTCGTATTCCGAGACATTGTGGCGAACAAAACGCACGTTTACCAACGGCGTTCAGGTTTCGGCCACATGCGGTCAGATGACAAGGGGCGCACAGCGGCTCGGCTCGCTGTCTGTCACTGACACGCAATATGGCTACGGATACAGAACGCGAGCGTTGACGAAAAGCGATGTAAGCGCTGGCAACTGCTTGGCATCAATGCTGACGCAGAAGCTTGTTCCGGTTTGGGAATGGGACAACCTATTCGGAGTGACTGAGCAACAGCAACTTGCTAGGAGTGGGTCGCTGTCGGTAGTCGCATCAGAATGAATTGCGTGTTCACAAGTGACGGCGTCTGCAAGAGGTGCGGCGTTTCAAGCCGCTGGCCTGACGTGCCGCGCAATTGCTTGCCTGGCTTGGGAGACATGGTTGCCGCTGGTCTGTCATCGCTGGGGATCACCAAGGAGCGAGTCAACGCGGTTGCCAAGTCTGTTGGCGTCAATGACTGCGGATGCCATGAGCGTCAGCGCAAGCTTAACGAACTAGGCCGGAAACTTGGGATCGGCGGCAATCTGCAAAACAGTTGACAGCCCTGCCACGCTGTAGGCATGGGACGCACCAAGCCACCAGCGAAGCCCGAGGCAGTGATCCTGCCGCCTGACCTCGATGACGACGAGGAGCACGCTGGCGGCGGCATCCCAGACGACGACGGCTGGATTCATCTCCAAGGCAAGGAGGCACAGCATGAAGACGAAAAGCCGAAGCGGCGGTCTGCTAGACGACGTGCGAAGGGCAGTAAGTGACGCTCGGCACGGGCCTGCGACGTGGTACGAGCGGCTCGCACCAGAGCACCGCGAGGAACTGGACGCCATCAAAGCAGAGTGGAAAGCTGGTGAGCTAGGTTCTCGCAGGAAGACGCTAGCTAGGGCGCTAGCCGAGAACATGCGTGTCCGTGGCATCTCTGACGTTGGTCTACAGGGGGTGCTTGCGTGGCTAGAAAGAGCTTGAGAGACGATGTCGCCGCCGAGGTCAGCCACTCGCAGCAACTCGCTGCTGACGCTGAACTGGCACGGCTGCGGTCAGAACTGGCAACGTACCGAAATAGGTACAAGGCGGCCCTCGCCCAGATTGACCGTGAGCGTGAGCGTGGTGACGCCCTAGTGCAGCTGCACGGCATTGAGGCTGCGAAGCAGTCCTTGACCAAATCTGTCAAAGGCCCAAAACACGCTGCCACGATGGTCGTGCTGCTCTCTGACATCCACTGCGAAGAGCGTGTCGATCCCGAGACGGTGAACGGGCTGAACGACTACAGCCTTGACGTATGTCAACTTCGCTTGAACGAACTGCATGAGCGGTTCTTCCGGCTACTTGAGCACGAACGCCAATTGGCGAAGATTGACCGCGTCGTTGTCTGGCTTGGCGGTGATTTCCTCAGTGGACACATTCACGACGACACGGCTGAACTGGCACAGCTTGCACCGCTGGCGGCTACCCGGTGGATTGGCGAGCGTCTGCGGGCGTTCATCGACGCAGTTGCCGATAGTGCGAAGTCTGTCGTCGTTGCCACCAACAGCGGCAACCACGGGCGAAGCACCGAAAAGCTACGCATCGGCACCGAGATGGAGCACTCGTTCGAGCAGCACCTATACCTCACGCTTGCCAGCAGCGAGAAGCGGAA